TACACAAAAAATTCTTCCCCGTTGAACACTACTCTTACTTTTCTTCTTTCTATTGGACTAACGTAAGATTGACCTTTTGGTATGGTAAACCTAGTGCCGTTCCATCTTGTCCCTTCTTTGTATTCGGTTAATAGGCAGCGACAGTGGGGGTGTAGGGCGGATATTGTCGCTTTCCATTCACTTGTTTTCTTGCCTATATTGTCACCATTTTCTAGCAATTGCTTTGCAGTAAATATTCTAGGTTCGTTTCCGTCTTTTAAATACAACTCTTTACATTTGTCACAGGCGTCTTTTTGAACTACAAAGTATATTTTACCTCCCTCTCCTCTTCTTTGAATTAAAGCCAGCCTACCTTCGTTTAAAGCTGTATGCGAGATGTACTGAACTGACTTGCTGAAATTCCTTGACCAATCCCCAGTAAGCTCTGCAAGGGTGTTTGAGATTTGTTTAACAGACTCTCTGTTTTGCAACCCTTCGCTTATCCTATCCTTTATGTATTGTTCTTGAGAAGCCCTCACGCTCATCCCTTCTTTTCTGGCTACATTATTTATGTCCTTAAATATGTTTTGTTGGTTAGACCTTATGTCTGTTACAGACTGGTTCTTGATGCTCTGTATTGAAGCCTTTTCCATATCTGTCAATGGAATGGATTGTCCTGATAAAACATACTTTTTGAATTGATCGTATGTAATATCTTTTGCCGATTGACCTATTGCTTGAGATAATAAGCCTAATTGAAAGTTGAGTTTGACTATATCATCTGTTTGACTGTACAGGGATTTTACATCGATCCCTGCTTTTTTCAAAGCCTCTTGTTCACTAGGCTGTAGGAATTGACCCCCTGCTGTTCTCGATATGAATATCAAGGTCTGCAAGTTCAACTGATGTAGTATCTCGTTGATCTGTTGAGGTGATAGTATCATTTAACAAATTCTTTGTTGCCTTTATTAGCCCTTGATAAATAGATTTGTCAAATAGGTCTTGGTAGTGTTGTTCAATCTGTTCTATTGCCTTATTGAGGGGTTTGTCCATCTTTCTTCTCGTTCTTGAATTTAATTATATGCTCCATCGTTACTATGCCTAAACACAACAATGAAAACAGCAACCAAACCGTTATAACTTCAACAACTACTTTTGAATCCACAAATCGATGGGTGGAGTAGACAGCGGTCATGACCCCTACAAATGCTGTCAGTTTTCTTGATGAAAAACCTTTTTCATTTGTGAAGAAACTGTTGTATATGTCTTGTACTAAAAGTGAAATCAATTTAACGATCGTCATATTTTTTGGCAATTTCTTTTAGCTCATCAAGTTCGTTTTTCAAGAATTGATTTAATTGTGCTCTCAATTGGTCAATTGAACTCTGCAAAGTATCTATCTTATCGTAGGTCTTCAAGAGGCCGTTTATCTTTATCGTATTTTGAACGACAGTTAGGCTTATCCATCCTACCCATCCAAGCGCAATGGTTACCAATATCCCCATTAAGACAGTTTCGTGTGATTCCATTTGTTATAACGTTTTTCCAATTCTTTAATTTTCTTTTTTTGATGGTTGACTACAAAGGTTAACAAAAATAACAAGGTTAGCAGCATCAACAATAGTAAACAAGCGACAAATTCATTCATTTTGACTTTAAAAACGCATAACCCATGAGTAATATTTGCAAAGTGTTCCATGAAATCGGAAATTTTCCTAAATAAACCCAAACTGAATTATACGTCAACAAATAATCTATGAAATCAACAACCAAAATCAAAAGTATTATCTCTAACTCTTTTATGTGCTGACAATGCCATCTGTAGATGAAATAAAATAAGCACAAAAAAGACAAATGTTCAAACAGGTAATAAAAATATTCCTGTCTGGTGCATTCTGAATTAGAGAACGGAAACCAATCAACCAATCCATTATTAATCGGTAAATACAGAAAGAATGTTTGTGAAAGTATCACTACCGAAAAAAACAATATTGTTTGACGCGCTTGATTCATTTACTACATCCTCCGGGAGGGCATCCACCGCCTTGTGGTTTTCCGATTTGGATATTTGTGTAAACCCTTATACCCATCTCGTGCATCTCATAAGTAAAATGCTTTAGCAATTTAAACAATTTGTCGCTTGGTTCGTCTGGTGAACCTGACTGAAAGTTTAAAAATGTTACGCCTTTGTAATAATCTTCTTCTTCGTGATGTGCCATAGTTTTTATTTTTAAATTGATATTTTTTCTACACCAAACTCTTTGTCTATCCACCTGCTGAACTCTTTTGCAAATGGGTTTGATTTGTTAAAAGTACTATCTTCTGCTTTTTGTGCTTCTTGTTCTAAGAAGGGGTTTTGATCCTCTTGTTGCTGCTGGTATTGTTGGTCTTGCATTTGTTGTTGTTGCATTCGCATCTGGTCTTGCTGCATCATGAAAGTGTTAAGGATAATATCCCCCTTTCCATCTGGCAGTGGTTCTAAGTCTCTTATAGCCCTGACCTCGTTTACGGTCATGTAGGTTGAAGCTGCCCTGACCAATCTCTCTTCTTCGTCTTTACTGTCTTCAGTGTCAATTCCAGCAAAAATAAATTCATATTGGCCTTGGCTCTTAGGGCATATGATCATTTTATTGATCCAAGTCTGGATTGATTTGAGCAATGGCCTTAGTCCCTTACTGATGCTATATTCTTTCTCTTCGTTTCCCCCATTAGCCGAACCAAACGCACCGTGACCTGTTCCTTGCAACGGGAAACCTATTTCTTCAGGGCTTATCTTGTAAACTGCGCAGCCTAATTTTATCAAGTATTCTTGGTACTTGGAGAACTCCATGTCCCTGTTTGACTTTTGTAGGTCAAGCCACTCTATTTTCTCTGCATCTAATACAGGTGTCTTGTGGAAATTATTGACACCTGTCATTGTAGCATTCCAATCCCTTCTTAATTCTGCTATTTTATCTTTATTAACACCACCAGCTGATTTAACTAGAAGGGCTCCTTTTGGAGCTGTACCGTTCTGGAAGAACTTGTTGTTGTAACTGTCGCTATTAAACATAGCTGTAACAGTAGAGATCAATATCTCTAGTTCTGACTTTCCATATCCGTTTGAATTTAATGCTGTTTGTGGATTCCTTACACCAAAGCAAAGTTCCCAAGGATAGTATTCTTGGTATATGTTGTTTTGATAGATCTGAACATAACTAGGGTAAAAGCCATCTTTCTTCTCTCCTTGCTTTAGATTGTTTTTGTTATCATAACTGTCTGCAAGCCTTATTGTAGCACCATCCACAGCAACTATTTGAGTAGGCTGTTTTAGTTTATTGTTGACTACCTCAAAACAGGCTTGGTCAAGCGTAAGCGAGTCATCTACCACTTTTCTGATAAGTGAATCAAAATCGTCCATGTCCCATACCTCTTCTTCTTCAGAACAGTTCAAAAGGAACTGGGTCAGTCTATCTATTTCTCTTTTATCTCTGTCGCTTACTTGCTGATCTTTTAAATTTTTTTTGCGTATAACGAACCCTTTGGAATACTTATCTACTTGAGGTGTACAATATTCTGTGACCTGATCTTTTCTGGTTGAAATGATTGCGTTTATAATAGGGTTCTTTGCCATTTGACGCAATAGATCAAATGACACTTGAGCGTTCTTTTGAAAGTAACCTTGAGAGGTGTTTGTTTCAAAAGGGTCAAAAGTCAGGGACTTGTGGCCTATTGCGTTGGCAATAGTTTGCTTAGGCTGAAAGTTACTGATGTACTGTTGGGCTTTATAGATCTCATCTATATCGCCTGACTGCAACGCTTTCTGTACTAAAAGGGATTTCTCAATAGAAAGTTTTTGCTCTCTTTCGTCTAATTGAGATAGTTGTTGGTATACAGGTAGGTTGCTCACTCACCTCTATGCTTTTTGTCTTACAAAGACGATTTTCTTCAAACCTCCAGCTTGTTCTACCACTACCTGCAAAAGTCCATTGATAGCTGATTCGATTTCGGTTTCTGCCTTAACCAAGTCATCTTCATTGGCTTTCTTTAAGTCAGCTTTGAACTTCTCAATAGCTTGAAAAGAGAAACTTTCGTAAGAGCTTGATGGGTACTTAGTGTTAAATTCGTCTTGAGACAAACCTTTAATCAATGAAGCCTGATAGGATTTATCTTCACTTTTGAATGATCCAAGCATTTTGGCTTGTTGTACTTCTCTGTGAGACTTTATGGTTTCGTTATTGTGGAAATCGAACATAATTTTGTAAGTTTAAAATAAAAATACTAAAATTTAGTTATTGTTTTTAAACTTACTTTGAACTTACAGCTTGTGGGTTTGGCACAATCTTGGCCTCAATTATTTTGATTTTTAGTTCTAAATCCTTTATCTCCTGTTTGTGGGTATCAATGACTCTCTGAATGGCGGCTATTTTATCACGTGGGTCTAGGGTAATGTTGAACACCCACATGCCCCTTTCTTTGCTCAACGCTTCACCTTTATCAATGACACAATAATCGAACAACTCTAGGAGCTTTAGTTTTTGAAACAATGCCTCTGGTTTGTCTCCAGTCTTTTTAACTAACTTAGGCAAGGTGAACCATTTGGTACCCATCAAGCCTTCAATTGAGACTGCTAAATCAAATGCTTTCTTTTTGTTTTCAGGGTCTTCCTTAAATTTTTCTACTTCTAACCTGTTTTGTTCTTGTATCTCTTCCATTGATTGAAGTACTGGCACAGTGTTTGACTTTTGAGATTCCTCCCAGTCTTTCTTAAATTGTTCTTTCTCTAGTTCGGTTAGATTATCACTGACTGTAAATACGCCAGTATTTGCTTCTTGTAACATATCTTTTCTTTATTTTATTTTTCCTAGTTTTCTCAATGCCTTTTCTATCTCTGGCAAGTTTTTCTCGTAATGTATTGTGTCAAAAGTCTTTTTCCTTCTTTCTGGAAACTTGAAGTGTTTCATGGTGTCATGATAATATTTCATGTGTTCCACACCTGCCTCATATTGGGCTTGCAAGGAATAGATTTGTTCTGGCGATAAGTTTTCTGGCTCTATGGTCATATTTTAATCTAAAGAGATTTTTGGTAAAGAAGTATCGATTGTATTAATCTTTGCTTTAATCGTAACATATTTATGTTTATGATTCATTTCTAAATTCTCTTCAAATTCGTTTTCAAGGCACTTTAAATAACCTGCTTTATAGGCTTCAATTATAGCCTGTCTAAAGTTATCTCCTTCATATTCCATCTTCCAGTAATGCCTCTATCCCGTAGGAATTCTTAATCAACCAATTCTCTGCCTGTAAATCTATACCTGTCATATTTTGAATTTTTTTCTTACCAATCCACTGCCGTCTGAAGCTGCTTGTAGACTACTACCTTGTGACCTCAACTTTGACATAAAATGTCTGAACAATGAAGCTGTGGCTATCACATCATTCAAAGCTCTGTGCGCATCCGCAATGTCACCAGAATGCCTTCTGACGCTTTCTATCAAACTAAACTTTACTGTTTTCTCATCTTTGTGTCCGTCCGCTCCTTTGGTAATAAACATGGTATCTATGTGATGTGGGATAAATACTCCATTGTCTTCATAACCGCTAACGTATTCTTTTAGAGGTATATTGGCTCTTTTAAATATGTTTGTCAAAAATGGAATATCAAAAGTTATATTGTGTCCTACTAGGATAGGTTTGCATATCTTACTTTGGTAAACATTGGTTTCTTGAAAGACTAGGGTTAAGTCTTCCACTACCTGTCTTAAATTTTCTCCATCTTTTTCGCACACATCATGTGTTAACCCGTGGATCTTCATTATCACTTCTTCTTCGTATAATAGTGACTTGTCGTATGGCTTAACTACATTGTCATATCTCAAGACCTCTTCAAGTGTAACACCATTTATGCCTAAACAAGCAACCTCACATATTGGATTTTTGACTGGAGATAGCCCTCCTGTCTCAAAGTCTAGTACTACGTAAGAGTTTATTTTTTTGCTCATTTTTTGTTCTTCTCGTAGTTTGCCTTTAACTGCATATATTCGGCAAATCCTATTGGCAATTTTTTCTTAAACTCTTTTAGGTTGTTGATCATGATTTCAATCTTATTTAGAAGATTTTCTAAATCGTCTGTATCCTCTAAACTGCAATTCATTGACACTACATCGTTACAGTCTCTTATCCTAAGCTCTGCGTTCCAATAAGGATAACGGTCACCATCTTGTTCGACTGAAATGCAGGTCAATATACTAGCATCACTGTGGAATCCAGGTTTGTTTAAAAATTCTGCTTTGTGGTGTATTACTTTTTTCACTTCAACAATATTGTGTCTGCTAAACCATCCCAACTTAAATCATTTTTTTTCACAAATGTAAAAGGGGTTTTTTGATTTGGCCTATATTCCCAATGCCATCTTTCTGAAGGAACTGTGCGGACAAAACCGTTTTTAAAACCATTCCCTACAAGCCAAGCATAAACTTTTGGCTGTCCGGTTACTTTAAAATCAAACGCAGAACCATCGTGGTGGTTGCTCCACCCAGGCTTGCCAACAAACGGATTGAAGTCATAAGCTGGAGCGTTTGTTAAATATTCTATATCATTGACCTTGGTTTTGTCTTTAACATTTCTTTTGCGTAACGACATTTGATCGTCCCAAGTCCTAAGACCCGCTGCAAGCACTAGGTTAATCCCATCTTTTGCTGCTTGTTCTTTTAAATTATTTATTATAGAGAACATTGATGTTACCACCTTTACTCCATCGATTAATTTTACCTTGGACTTGCCTATAATTTCACCATTGTCGTAAAGCAAATATTCTATATCCATGCTGATTGATTTTGTAGAGCCAATGTGTAAGCTATGTATAGTAAGTTGAGGTCTTTGCTTTCATGCTCAGTGCCTATTCTTATTTTTGGATTGATAATCACTTTTTTTGTTTTGTAAATATACATTCTAACTACGTTGAGCATCTCGTCAAGAGAATGTGATTCATTTCCTAAATCAACTAAATTGTGCGTACCGTAAGTAAAAGTGTAGCTCATTTACAAGAATGTAAAATTAACATTAATCCTTTAAAGATTCTAACTTTATCATTATTTTTTTTAATCCTTCTGGATCATGTTTTTCTAAGTACAAAATGTTCTCTTCTAAGTCCATCATCTTTATCAGTTCTACTGGGTTGCCTGTTTCCCACTTTAAATGACAACTAGACGAGTCATCAAAACAGTGATAATGGATATTGTCTTTGTCCCATATCAATTCAGTCTTGCCTAGCACTTTGCACCTAGCTTGTGGAATGATGTGTGAGTGGCTCAAAGGGACATCCCACCTTCCACATCCTTGACAAAACTTAGCCCTATCTTGACCTATTTTATCGTAAGCCTCCGCTGTCTTTCTTTTTATTTCTACTTGACTGACCATTGATCCGTCACTGCACCTACATTTTGGTTTACTGGAGACTTTGGTTATTGAGTATTGCTTTTTGAGGTCAGGTAGTCCAGCTATTGTTTTTTGTTCTTTTATAACAACTTTGCCTTTTGCTCTTTCCATGTAGACTTGTTGTTTAGTCTTGCCTCCATTTTGCTGTTGGTATCTGTGGTCAGCGCAAAGTTTGTGGAACTTGTTTGCCACAGGTTGACCACAACCGTCTACCTTACAAGTTGTTGTACCTAGACCAAGCATGTACCACAATGGTTAAACTCAATGCAGACAATATAGCTAGCATTGGCAATATTTCTCTCAAGGTCATGTTATCCAAATAATAACCTGCCACAAATAATACTGCTATAAGGGACAAAAACCCTGCAAAGATTTTGACACCATTGTCTGCCCATAAGAATTTTAAAAAGTTCATAGGTATTGTTTTTAATTTAAACTTGATTTGGTTTTTTCTATTTGACGGTATTGATGAGGGGTCATGTGGAAAGTCCTATAAAAATATTCTTCCATCTCGTTTATCTTTGAATTTATGCCCACCATTTCAACAAATGTTTTATCTGGATCGTGATTTCGGCTCAACACATCGTTGAGTATTTTGCTCACTTTTTTATAGTCTTTTATGGTATTGATTGTATTTTGCTT